TCCAACTCTGCAAAGCGGTGGCGGTGGCACGGAGGCCGCCGAAGCCGAAGCAGGGTGGCAAAGCACTTTGCAAGAAGCTGGTTTCCAGACATTTGACAATGTTGATAATGCGGTAAATGCGCTTGTTGAAAGCAATCGCCAGCGCGATAGTCAGATCCAACAGTACGCTGACCAGCTCAGATTCTATCAAGATCAACTAAATTCACGCCAGCAAACTACACAGCAGGAACAGTATTCACCTGAGCCGCAAAAGCCAAGCGACCCACTTTCAGAGATTGTCGATGGATGGGAAGACCCTTCTTTTGCCAACCAGTGGATCGAGACAGATCACGAAGGCAATCGCTTTATCTCAGAGGAAGCGGACGATGAGACGCGCGAAAAGATCCTTGGGATTGACCGGAATCTAAAGAAATGGCAGCAGGTCCTTCAAGACCCGCGAGCATTTGCCAAGGCCATAGATCAGCGCGTCGATGCAATGATCGCTGATCGGTTTGAGTCAAACTACCAGCAGAAGCAGAGCCAAGCGCAGGAAGACCAAGCCGTTGATTCATTTGTAAGCAGCAATGCAAACTGGCTGTATGTTAAGGACCCAGCGACAGGCGAGTTCGTGACTGACCCTCGCACGGGTGAGTTTGTGTATAGCGATCACGGCAGTCAGTTTCTGGGGCACATGAACTCTGTCGCGAAAGATGGCGTGTCTTCAGTTTCAAGTCAAATTCGATACGCATCAATGGCAATGGGCCTCGGGTCAGGTTCGCAGTCGGGCCAAGCAGCCAGCTCAGGAGCGCCCGAAAGCTCAGCGTCTATGGCACAAAACCAGCGCGCAGCGATGCGAGGAAGAAGCAATACAGCTCGGGGCCGGCAGTCGTCTTTTAATGGCGTCAGCACGGAACCAGCCAGCGGCAATGCAGGCCGCAACGAGATGTCCTTTGGTGAGGAAACACTGGCCGCCATGAAAGCAGGCGAGTGAGTTTTTTTAACAGCTCCACAACGTAGGGAGGCGAGTCATGCCAAACAGTGGATTTCAGAATTTTGATCGGTTTGCATGGGCGCGTTCCTTGCATACTACGATGCCTAAACTTCTTCGTGAGGTTGAGGACACGGCAAAGAAAAATTACCAGATTATGGCCCTGATGGAGGCCGGTGGCCGAATCAGCACCAATCATGGTGGTGAGGGTATCCAGTGGCCTGTGCGCTACAAGATGCACAAGGCTGTCGGAGCAACGGGTGAGAACTCTCGAAACTTCACTCCAAGCGCCAACTTCAAGCACGCTGCGATTGATTATCGCGGCTATGAAGTCACGGACAGTATCAAGCGCCGTGAGATGGAAAAGAACAAAGGCGAAGCAGCGATCATTAAAGTCCTTGATGGCTTTGCTGAGCGACTGAAAGAGTCTTTGATTCACGAGCTTGGTCCGCAGTTTTATGTAGACGGAAACGATGCAGAAAACGAGCGGTTCTGGCACGGCTTCAAGACGCTTTCGCGCACTGCTGGCAACACTATCAAAGCTGACGGTAGTGGAGTGCAGAGTGCAACAGGCGGCGCAAATGCTGATAAGGTATTTGCTCCTTCCGACAGCTATGCAAACTTGTCTTGTGTCTTGGGCAACTACGGTGGCTCGCAGCACGATTCAAGCCTTCCATGGCCTGAAGGCACGCAAGACAGTCAGTACGACTTTTGGTCGCCGCTGATTGTTCAACGTGACTCGACTGCGTTTAGTGGCTCCACTAACGGCGAGAAGCTTGAGAAAGCTATTCGCTACGGAATCACCCACGCAACTCGTAACTCGACAATCGACGGTCAGATCACAAACGTGTTCGTCGACCGAAGTCTGTTGATTGACCTCAAGAATTTCAACGATGGTCGTCAAACCATCGAAGTTAAGAACGCTCCTGATTCGTTGGTCAGTCTTGGATTCCGTTCGGTGTTCAAATTCGATGGTATCGAGATTTCGAGCGAGAACGCTGTACCTGCTGGCTACGCTTTCGGAATCAACCTTGCGTGCATGGAGCTTCTTGCTCTGACTGCTAACTTGTTCGAGGACGAAGGTGGCCCTCAGTATGACATCAACACTCAGTCGATGAATGCTGTCGTCAGCACCTTGTCTAACCTCAAGTACAAGTCGCCTCGCAACTTCGTCGTGTGGAAGCCTAACAGCGAACACACCTCCTGATATTTCTCACTCTCCTTTTCAAGGAACCTCAACATGCAAGACAGCATTGCAGATTTTGGACTCGGTGAGACTATCACCGGAACGAACGACGACAGTGTGCTTATCAACGGCGCTCTGGTTGGCCGTGAGTACACCTTCCCTGTAACCGAAGAAGTTGCGAAAGCTCTCCAGATGAGCAATCGCGTCGTTGGTCGCCGGGTAGTTGCTCGAATCATGCGTAACACCACAGGCGATCACGTTTTGGCTGCTGGTGAGATCATCCTTGTTGAAAACACGGAAGGTCACGAAGGTCTTGGTAAAGCCAAAGACCTTTCAGCGGCAGACGAGCGTTGCTGCTTGGTTGTGGACCCAGCACTGGGTTCTTCAACTGTAGCCCTGAACGACTTGTTCTACGCCATCGTCAAGGGACCAACAAAGGTCAAGCAGCCTGCCACTAGCGCACCATCTCTTGTGGGTGGCGATGTAATTAAAGCAGGCGATGATGGACGATTGGCAAAGGGCGCAGTTGGATCAGACCACGGGATTCTTTTAGGAACTGTCGTAAAAGAAAACAACTCCGTCGAAGATGCCTTGGTAGAGGTTGAGCTTGCCCCTGAATGGGTCTAGTTCAAAGCTCGTAGCAAATGAGTTATAAGCGGACGAGCCGCCACAATGGTTCGTCCGCTTTTTTTGTGCAGGAACAGAATGGTTAGCAGAAGACATCCAGCCGAAGATCCAATCAAGGCAGTCGATGAAGCTGTCGGGGTTAAGTTCTGCACCAGCTGCGGCGCGAGGAAGGAACTGACAGAGTTCCACAAAGATGAATCCAAAGAGGATGGACACAGAGATACATGCAAGGAATGCCGCGCAAAAATCAACGAACAGCGCAAGCAGGACCGGCTCGACGCAAAGCTTGCTGAGCTGGAAAGAGAAGGCTTGGAAACGCTTGCCACGCTCAGTTCAGGAGGAAGCTTTGATCCGCACATAAACGAGGTGTTCGAGGCAATGCTTCGTCCTTTCGGTGGAGTGAATGGATGGGCCAAGAACCTGTTTGCTACTTACCTTGCTTGTGAGCCGGGCAGTCAAAAGCGAGTCAAGATACATGACATGATGATGCAGCTTGCCGGAAAGGTTACATCTCTTGGTCTTGCTGAAAGGCAGCTTGACATGATGGAGGAGCGTGACCTGCTGAATGTCATGCGGCAACACTTGGTTGAATATCAGGAAAGCAACAAGCTTCCCTCAACAGCAGTCCCAACCCTCGAAGGAGAGGTCGTTGACCTAAAGGAGACTGACGTTGAACATGCCGAATAATCAACCGGAGATGAGCAGCTACGCAAAGAAGAAAGCGCTCAAGATCGCAAACGAGATTGCAAGAAGGCGGGTCTCTGCGCTTAACCTTTACGTTCCTCAGCCCACACAGGATGATTTCCACAGGTGCAATGCTCCCGAAGCAATGCTCATGGGCGGCAACAGAGGCGGCAAGTCACTCGCAGCATTCGTGGAGATAGCTCGCGCCGTTCAAGGAAAAGACCCTCACGGAAAGTATCCAGTTAAAGACGGCATCTGTGCAATCGTTGGCTTCAAGGCGTGGCACATCGGAAATGTTATTCATAATTACCTATTCAAAGCTGGCGCATTCAAGATAATCCGGGACGAAGAAACAGAACAATGGCGAGTGTATCGGCCATGGGTTCCGCAGGACTTGAAAAGAAAATCCGAAGCTAAGCCAGCTCCGCCACTAATACCTCCTCGAATGATAGAAAAGTTTGTCTGGCAGGACAGGGCAAAGAATATCTTTTCCAATGTTCATCTTAAAAACGGATGGGAGATCAAAGCGTTCTCCAGTCGCGCAAAGCCAGAGCAAGGATTTCAGGCAAACCTGCTGGCGATTGACGAAGACATCCTTGACCCGTCATGGTACGAGGAAGCCGCCGGACGCTTGATTGACAGGTCCGGTCGTCTGATATGGTCTGCGCTGCCGCACATGGAAAATGATGCGATGCAGA